GTCGCTGGGCTGTGGCTCGTTCCACTCTTCCAGCTTGTAGAAAAAGCGGTTTTGGTCGCCGCATTTCTGCTTTAGTACTTGACACTGCACAGGCTCTGACAAATCCAGGTCGGCCATGTCTTCGGCCAGCGTTTTAGACCCTGTAAAGGTTATGTGCTTGACCCAGCCCATGACAGGCTGGCCGTCGGGGTCTGTCTGCGGCTGGCCTTTGTCGTCGCGCAGCTGTTCTTTGATTTCATACTGAAACTTCAAGCAGTCGCCCGTGTTCATTTTAGACGGCGTACTTGGCCATGTGGTCAAGTTCTGACAGGTAGAGGTTGGCCAGGTGCTGGCTTATGTAGTTACCAATGGGCACGCCGTCCGCGCTGTCTATGATGTCGTCCAGCAGCCACAGGAGGTCGGGGTCTTTAATCTTATGCCTGACGACCTGCTTTAGAATGCTGTGCGTTATAGACGGGTAAAATTTGCGGATGTCTATCTTATAGCAGTATTTCGTGCCGTCGGGGTCGTTCCGCAAATCTTTGCGCAGCTGGTGCAGCAGTGAGTGCACGCCGCGCCCTCTGATGCAGGCGTATGTGTCGCGGGTTAACGTCGGTGTCCACACGGGCTCCAGCACTTGCATTATAGCCCACTGCACCACGCGGTCGCGGTAGGGCAGTTTGAAAATTACGCGCTCTTTAGGCTCATGCTTGATAAAGCAGGTATATGCGGACGTGTGGTAGGTCTTGTTTACCAGCTGCGCCCGTATCTCTGCCAGGTTCTGCTCCAGGTTGGCACGGAACTGCGCCACCTCCTGGCGGCTGCCCTTGCCGTGGCCTGCGTTGACTTCTGCCAGCCGCAGGTTATCCATGTCGCAAATCTTCTCAAACAAATAGCCTTTGCGTTTCATTTCGTTATAATGCTGTGCATGTCTTTAAGCTGCTTTGCATACTTGGGTGCTTTCGATGCTTGCGCACTACTAACCCCCTTTTTACATTGTTATTTTTTGCCATGGGGCATGGCTCACCTCATAATAGCTTGTTTCTTTTATGCAAAATTGAGCAGCGCGGAGTAATTCGAGTTCGCATTCGTTGCCGTGTTATTCGCATTCGTGTACGACGCGCCTGCATTCGTACCATTGTCCGCGTTACCGCCAGCGGCACGCACGCGAAGACCTACCACGCAGTGAGGTTCCGCCAGCTGCCAAACGTGGCAGCCCGTTGTTTTTGCAGCTTTAAGATTTTCGCCCGCCTGCGGCGGGGTTGGGGGTCGCATTCGCGCTCGCACCCGCCCCCGCCGTTGTGGGCTTCCATGCTTTTTGTTTCCTATGATTTAGCCTATTGTCTGGGTCGTGGGGATTGTAGGGTCGGCCTCAAAATAGCAGAGCAGCGCGGAGCAAAGCGAGAACGCATACGTTGCCGTGCTACCCGCATGCGCGTACGACGCGCCCGCACCCGCACCAACGTCCGCGCCACCGCCAGCGGCACGCACGCGAAGACCCTTAGAGGTGTCCACGTTGGTGTAAAAATAGTCGGCAAAACGAATGGTCGCACTGCCGCCCACCTCTGTGGGCATACAGCATAATCCCTGATAGCTTTTGCGCTTGATGTAGCCAGATACGCGGGGGCACTCTGCCACCAGGATTTTATCTGTTACCACGGCGGGGTCATAGTCGGCGTACATGCTGGGAGTAACATATACCAGCGATTTCTCCTCGCCCGCGTTCATGATAAGACCGCGCACCCAGCTTAATAGGTGGCCGAAGCCAGCACCTACCAGGCCAAAGAATACAGGCACGTTAAAGGCCTTATATGCTTCGCCCTCTACGCCGTCGGTCTGCGGCAGGCTGTAAGGCACCACACACACGCCGTCGCCAGCCTCCAGGCCTACGCTGGTAGGGATTAGAGGGTACGTGCCGTTGTACTTGCTCCAGTCTGACATGTTGGTCACGCCAGAGCCAAAGCCGCCCTGATAGAGGCCGTTTGCGTCCTTTTCAGCATTAAAGGCCTCCTGTAAATTTTCGGTGCCCATGATTATCTCCTCCAGGAACTCCACCACGAAACGGGCTACAAACCAATTAGCCTCCCAGCCCTGGCCGCGCTTGCGGGCGTAGGTGCCAAAATTGGTCGTGCTTAAGAGCGTCGCGGGCATTCCCAGCATGGTAATTTGCGGGGC